ACGGGTTGTCAAGAAAACATCGTCTGTAGATGTAGAAAGAGCAAGGACAGATTTTGCATATTTCTGTGATGTAGTGGGTGATAAACCACCTGCAGCTCATCACAAAGAATGGCACAAGTATTTATGTACCGGTGAGGACTCTGAATGTCTTATTGGTATCGGTGGACCAAACATCGATATCTTGGCACCACGGGGTAGCGCAAAGTCCACAATTCTTGGTCTCTATACCGCCTGGGCAGTAGGTATCCATGCACTGGCGAAGAAACCGCTGAAAATTCTGTATATCTCTTACACGGTCGATGTGGCACGACCCAAGAGTGCAGCGATCAAGCGAATCATTGAAGAAAGTAAGACGTACAAAGAGATCTTTCCAACCGTCAAGATCGCCAAGGGCATCAACTCTAATGAATACTGGAGTATTGATTGGAAGTTTGCAGGGATCAGATCTACAGGTGAAGAAGAGTTCACCGTCTGCTGCGCAGGTCTGAAAGGTGCTGTGACGTCCAAACGTTCGCACCTCTGTATCATTGATGACGCCATCAAAAGTGCAGACGATATCAAGAACAGAGATATCCGTCAGGCAATGGAAGATAACTGGAACTCAGTTATTGTTCCGACCATGTTCGAAGGTGGCCGTGCGATTTGTCTCGGAACCCGTTTTCGTCACGACGATATCCACAACTCTACTTTCATCCCCGCCAATAATTGGGTTCAAATCGTACAGTCAGCAATCAGCGTAGATCAGAACGGAGATGAAATCTCTTACTGGCCTGACATGTGGTCTCTCGACTACCTCCGTGATCGCCGTCGCCAAGCTCCGGTCGCTTTTAGCTTTCAGTACCAAAATCAGGTCGTTCAAACCAGCGAACTTTCTCTTTCTCCTGAACTCATCATTAAAGGCACCATCGACACTCAATTCGAAACGCTAGGGGTCGGAGTCGATCTTTCTGCCGGTGTGCGCGAACAAAACGACTACACAGTCTTCGTGATGGGAGGGCGCGTGGGAGGGAAGATTCACATTGTTGATTGTAAAAGATTAAGAATTATGGGTAACTTAGAAAAATTAGAAGCTTTAATGGAGATGATGGAGGAATGGGGTGTCGTACACAAAGACAACAATAAATATTTTCCAACAGGAAGTAACATCGAAATCTGGTCAGAAGCCGTTGCATACCAGGCGTCTCTGGAGGCTGACTTCAAAAGAATCTGTCAGGGAGAACACGGGCTTTACAACATGCACTGGCATCCGGTCAAAGGTTTCCGTGGTGACAAGGTGGCTCGATTCCGAGGCATCATGGGCTTATTCGAGCAGCGGAAGATTACTTTCAATAAGTACAGAAAATTCAATGCACTTACAGACGAGATCGTTAACTTTGGGGTAAGTTCACATGATGACTGTGTGGATGCATTAGTTTGGCTCTGCAATGGACTAATGACACGAGGAAAACTAGAGTTAGAGTATTGACGATTTAAACTATAGGTATTCAAACGCGATGTCACCCAGCTACTTTTTAGTAGAACTTGAGCAGGATGCTTATGGTTCTGCGATCCTTCCTCTACCTGACGAGTTGTGCCACGACCTGTCTCTGCAACCGAACGAGCGGTTCGATGTAGAAGCAGAAGACGGTGTAATTACGTTCAAAAGGGTGGAAGCTGGTTACGATATTGATCAGTAGACCTCTTAAACAGAATGGGCGATAGTGCTAAATCACAGCTTGAGTCTATCCTCAAATCGGTAGTTTCTCGCGACAGTACAGGCCCTGCGGACACCATGCTGGTGAACGCCCACCTTTCCCAGATGAAAATGTTTGGGATTCGGCAGGGTGTGGAGTTTTATCCGCTGCAGGATAACTTCGGTACGCAACGATATGACTTCTTACAACAGGTAATTCGTTTCAACAGACTTGATGCACGGCTAGATTCGATCTGGGACAGGTTCCTTGCTTACGGAAAAGGTCTTTTCTATATCCGTCCTACACAGAAGACTTACAGAATTTACTGGTTTGATAAGGACTCTTATCGGACCTACTACTCACCTGAAGGTGATCTCGAAGAAGTAATCATTATCTATCCTTATAAAGTCAAATCATCAAAAGGCTTTAAGGGCGTTGGACTGAGTACTGATAAGCGCTACATGCGTCTCCGCATCACCGCAGATGAGATCGAGGAATCACATAGCGAGCAAGAGATCGGCTTTGACAACCCCTCCTTAGACATGCCGTTTACGGAGAAGAAGGTTGTTAAGAACACGATGCAGTTCATCCCTTGCGTCGAGTGTCTAAATAACCCTGATGCTTTCGGCACAGAAGGAAGTGGTGAATTCGATTGGATGGCTAACCAGATTCTCGCTCACGACGAGATGGTTAAAAACATCCGGGCAAACCTCTCCTTCTTTGGTAACCCAACGCTGCTTTCGTCACGTCCTAAACAGGACATTACAGAGGTAGATTCTGACAACCCTGGCCAACGTCCCAGCATCTCCAGTCAATCTGGATTCCAGTCGGAATTTAGCCTCTCTAGTTCGACGTATAAACAAGATCCTATTACCCGCCAGCAACCCGGCTACATCGGAAAGCCTGGTTCAGGCATGCGTGTACCTCGGGTCATTGCGAACCTTGAGCCGACTGATCGTGTAGGTTTTATTACACCAAACGCTGTTAGCACGGATCAGGCCCGTTACGCCGAGCAGATGCGTAGTGAGATCCGTCTTGCCCTGGGCGGCATTGATGATCTGAGTATTACTAACGTTACGGCGACAGAATACAAGTCAGCTTATGGCCGCGTTAGCGCCACTGCGAAGAAGAAGTGTCTGCAGCTTTACACCTACGGCATTTGCAGATGCTTAGAACTCATTCTTTTCCAAGAGGAGCAGATTTTCCGTAAGTCATTCGCTTACGAGATGGGTATCAAGCTTCCGGTTCTACCAGAAGATCCTGATGAAAAAGCCCTTGAAAAATACGAGAAAGCTAAAGCACGTTATGAGAAAAAACTTGATCAAGCACTTCAAGAAGCTTTAGAGACAAAAGAAGTGCCTGACGGTGTCCTTGGCCTAGCCCCGGACGGTGATAGAACTGTCGAATGGCGTTGGCTTGGACCTGTGTATGAAGACACAACACAGGATAAACTTAACCAGTCTATTTTCACCAGAAACTTGCAAGAGTTAGGTGTTGATAGCATTGAAGCACTGAAGTATTTATTCCCTTCTAAAACGGATGACGAAATCGCGAGCATGCTCTCAGGTTTCCCATTCCGGGTGGTAGGGGAAGTACAGAGGGCTTATTCCGCATTCCTTGATCTTGTTAATCAAGAAATGAGGACACCACATCCGCAGCAACCGAATTTACCGATGGCTGCGGATCCGAGACTCGATCTCACCCCCTTCCTTTACCGCACACTCGAAAGCCTACAAAAAGAGGTAACTTATGCAGGCCGATACCGCAATGCCGACCCAATCGGCACCCCAAGTATCCCCGACCCAACCGACCAGCTACGCGGCTCCGGCGCAGACGGCGGCTCAGGCTCCAGCCGTTTCGACGAACGCTCAATGGGTGGCGCCTTACCAACAGGTGACGGCCCCAGCCCCGCAAATGCAGGCCCAGATGGCAGCCCAGGAGCAGGTCTCAATCCCTACTCAGTACAGCCCCCAGCAGTACCAGGCACCCCAACAAACGGAGAATCCTTACAAGGAAGCGTTCAATCGGGTGGTGGGGCTCCTGAGTTCGCCCGTCCAATTCCCGTCCCTGGGTCAACAGTCGAATCCGATGCAGGCCGTCGATCCGGCCAGCTACCCTTCCCAACAGGGTCACCAGTTCAGCAATTTGGTGACGCCGACCTCTTCGCCTTCGACCAACAACAGCCAGGCATTCTCCAACGACTCTTCCCAAACCTCTCTGGCGATCAGCCGGGAGCAGCTCCTCGCAAACGGGGTAAGCGAAGCAAGTCTTGAGGTTCTTGACCACTTTGGTGCTGATGCGCCCCAGGTCCTGAATCAGTATGCCTGCCAGGTCGAGGACGCTCTCGTCAAGACCAATGCTCAACTCGTCGAAGCCACCAACCTGCTTCAAGAGTTGACCACTGAGCACAAGGCTTACGAAACGATCCTCACCGATCCTGACGTATTAGCTGATTACACCTGTGAGTTCTTCGGCGAAAACGGTCCTCACCCTGTCCCTGAAGAGCCCACTGCTCCTATGGCTCAGGTCCCCCAAGGCGCCCCTGGCGTCCAAGTTGGTCAGCAGCTGCAGCGTCAAGCCGCTCCTGAGCGCCCGACTATGCCCGTTCCTCCCCAGCCCCAAGCACCTGCTAATGCTGGCGACTTCTGGAATAGCTTCGGCAATCTGGCCGACCGCGACCCCTCAAACGCTTGGCGTTATCTGAACAGCGCACAGCAGAACCCTGAGGTGTTCCGCAACAAGCTCCTGGTGATGGAGTGATATCTAAACTTAAGTAGTTTTAGAATGGGGGTAGTCAAACTGCCCCCTTATTTTTTATTTACTATGGCTAAAAAAAAGGCGGGAGCACGTGAACGCGCCAACAAATTTATCGATATGATTGGCACTGCAGGGGGACCAGTCGGTTCACCTAGCTTAGTGATGTTCGGCGCAGGAGATACTGCTCTTCAGGTTCAATCAGGGAACGTAGATCAATACGCTCCGATTCGTGCAGCCGACATGGCCCCTGGAGTCGGTACTCCTGAGAACCCGCTGCCGCCCATGCCTAGGGATTTAGACAACGCATATATGAAGCTGAACCTTCCTGGGTCTCCTCTCCCTGCAAACGGCCTCCTGGCTCCTTCTCTGATTCAGCGTGCTGAAGCATTGCAGAAGCAGATCAATATTCAGGCTCAATACGCAATCATGCCGCTGATGCCTTTGACCGGACAACTGCCAATGGGCATGCTTCCCCCTCAACCTAAGAAAGGATCAAAATGATGGACAACGCAAAAGCAAAAGAGGCCTTGATGAAGGCAATGATGGTAAAACAAGCCTCGCAAATGGCGCAAGGCTTTGATCCTGAAGTGCAAGCACCTATGGCAACTATGCAGCCTGCAGATGGGTATGTTGACCCGATGCGCCCGATGGGTTCGATGGCGCCAAATGTTTACAACCCTGGAAACATGGTTGACGGATCACCCCTCGGCGAGGCCCGTGCAGTTGGCCGCCGTTTGATGCCTTAAATAATCCAGGTTGATAAAGCATTGCTATAATTTTTTTAATGGAATTTAAATTTCCATATTTCGAGGATTTTTCTGTCCTCAAGTATCAGCGTTAAAACTCTGCTGAGAAATTCTTATGTTCATCGATAACGATTTTCCCAAGCTGTTGGGCGCGGAACTTTACCGCCCCCACCCGGCTTATGTCGTGGAGATGGCCGCAGAGCCAGTCGTCGTCCACGATTTCACTAAGCAGCCTGGTCAAACCGTTCAACTGGATCGTTACCGCTTCTTCGGTAACCCCGGAACGAAGACCAGCCGCGAGCGTACACAGGACCAAACGATCGGAACCGCTAACAGCCGTTCTATCGTCAAAGACAAAGTCTTGGTGTCACTTCGTGAATATACAGGACCTGCTGACCCGGCCAACACCAACCTCCCTAGCACCTTCAAGATTGCTCGGGAAACCCTGATGACCGCTCAGCGTCTGCTGCTGGACACCGGGAACCTTAACATGTTCCACCAGTCCATCGGTTCACTGACACTGCTGGACGACTACCGCCGCTGGCGCGACCGTGTATTCCTGGACGAGCTGTTCAAAGCTGAGTCCCGGGGTCAGTCTAGCGACAGCCAAGGTGGATATTACTATCCCAACGACCACTCCAAGACTAACGTCACCGTTGGTGCATACACCGCGACTGAGTACGCTTCCGAGCGTTTCAAGTTTAACGTCAAGACCGACCTTCTGAACGTCGTTAAGAGCCTTCGCAAGCGCAACGTGCCTGTCTTCCAAGACGGCTACTATCGTTGTATTGCTGATCCCTCCTTCATGAAGGATCTGCGTGCTGATTCAGGCTTCCGCGAGGTTGCTCGCTACCCTGGCATGGGCCAACCCAACCCTCTGATGGGTATGATGGCTCCTAACGCTGCTCTGTATCAGGGCGGTCAGTACGGCCAAGCTCAATTCGTGGCTGGAGAGCCAATTATGCCTTCGGGATTCGTCTTCGAGGGTGTCCGCTTCTTCGAGTCCACCAACTTCCCCGACAAGACCGCTACCGTCGACATCGGCGATGGCAACGGTGCACAAGCAAACCGTTCGACCCCTGCTGGCCTGTTCTTCGGTCCTCAAGCAATCGGCGTCGGTATTGGTGGTCCTAACGCTCAGGTGCTGATTAATAACAACGACGATTTCAGTCGATTTATTATTCTTATCTGGCAACTCTATGCTGGTTTCGCGAACCTGAATAAGGACTTCGTGACGACTGCCTTCACCATTACTGAGTGATAAAGGAGGTACGTAACTAAATGGCAACTTACAAAGCTGAAGCCGGTGCTATTCTGCAGCCCGGTAATCAAATTTCCCGCCTGTCCTCCTATAACACTGAAGGTGTTTATGGTTTACCAGGCGTCGAGGCATACGAGCTGATCGGTTACATCAAGATCAGCAACTTGTCTGCTGATAAAGCAAGCAACAAGAGCTTCGATATCACAATCCCCTCTCCCGATCGCCGTCCTGATGACCGCGTTCGTGACGATCGCACTTCCCTGGTCGTCCAAGCCGATTCGACTCGCCCCGCATACATCTACGGCGCGTCTCTGACCCTGGCTCAGGACATCCCTGCAGGTGGCCTGGCTACTTTCCCGGCTTCCCCTGTGACCGCAGACCTGGAAGGCACCAACACCGAGGTCCTTCTCCTCGGCCCTGACAACGGTGGTTCCCCCCTGGGCATCCCCTCTACTCAGCTGAACGGCCTTGCTGCCGCTAGCTCCACCCTGACAATCGGTGCCTCTGGCATCGCACAAGGCACCAGCAGCGTCACTTCTGCAAAACTGCCTTTCCTGTCCAGCGTGAGCTCCAGCATCGCCGCCGCTGACGCAGCCAACTCGATGATGTACCGAGTGACTGCTGACACCACCTTCAAGGTGTACAACGTCAACGCCGCTGCTAACACCAGCGTCACTGGTGATGGTGTCAACATCAGCCAAGCCGACTCTGATGCTGGCCGTGCTGCATACCTGGTGTGCCGCGTCAGCTATCTGCGTCCTGCTGCAGCTGTGTCCTGGAACGATGTCCAGGGCATGATTGACTTTGCTTCGCAGGTTGGCGGAAGCGATTCCTGATTAATCATCAGATTCATACTTTGCGGGTCCTCGTGGCCCGCTTTTTTTTGTCTATAAGTATGAATTCCAGTATGCTATAGCAGTAAATACATGTGCTTATGTTGTATCAAAACCGTGTGACTGGAGGCCTTGTTGAGGTTATTTCTCAACACGGTGAAGGCATTCTCATGTGCATCGACGCCAATGAAGAAGTCCTGTATCTGAGCGAAGAAGATCTGTCACCCCATTTGGATGCCACGACTCAGCAGCTTCAGGACGAGGAGCGTTTATCAGCATCCTTGGCAGCAGAGGGAGTCAAGCCTGCTAAGCCGTCAAAGAAAGAGACATTCCCAATTGATAGTCGCGTCAACTTGAACCTCGCTTCAGCGCGACAGATCGCCGACGCACTTCCCGGGGTCGGCCTTAAGACCGCCCGTGACATCAAGGACTTGCAGCTGTCACTGCCCGGTGAGCGGTTCCAACGACTGGATCAACTCCTCTCTATTAAACGTGTCGACTGGGAAGAAATTTTCAAAGAGAACCTTGTCCGGGTCGAGTGATTATTGGCGCGTGTTAATCTGTTATTGGTGCATGTAATTCTGCACGATAACAATTGGTAGGGGTTAATGCAGCTAGATACTTTTATCAAGTCCAAGGTACGTTGGCACTTGGGGTACAACCTCACCTCAGTGCCAGCGGGTGACCTTGCTCGTCTTGAGGAGGCTATGAATAATGTTCAGGACTCCTTCTGGGTGAGTAAGATTGTTGAACAGATTAGTCGGTGCGATGAGGCTGAAAAGCGCACTGACATGACTGGCACAATGAATAACGAGACTGTGCCACGTGGTCGAATCGAGTCGATCGCAGGTGATGTTGATCGTACAATTGCGACGACAGATTTTAAGGAGACACTAAAAACTTGGACCGGCATCTATCTCTATGAGACAGACCGACTAGCCATGCATCTTTATGTCCCTAACTACAGAAATCCGGAGCAAGCGAGATACAGGTTTAATCGTGAAGGTGCTGAATTCATTCAGGCACTTCCTGGTCCTGCTGATGTTGCTGTCGGCACCAGACTTATTCTTGAAAACAGTTTCCGCTGAGCCGATGTCAGAGAGATTTGAACGCTATAGGACTGCTGTAAAAGATCCAAGGGTCCGTGCCCTTTTGGACACCATCAGCTATGCAGAAGGTACATCAGGTCCTGAAGGCTATCGGACGATGTTTACGGGTAAAACATTTGACCCAACTAAAACAGGATGGGAACATCCTAGGCAAATCAATGTAAGCGGCAAATACAGGAGCGATGCTGCCGGGCGATACCAGCAGTTAAGCCCGACTTATGACATGGCTCGCCAGAACACCGGGACCACGGGTTTCACTCCCGAAGATCAAGACTTACAGGCGACATATCTTCTTGATTACCGAGGCGTTCTTGATCCTCTGTTGCAAGGCCAAGGAGTGCGCGATTTATTTCCGAAGATGGCACCTGAATGGGCTTCCTTCCCAACCGAAGCCGGTGTAAGTGCTTATGAACAACCCGTCAAGAAAGCCCAGGAGCTACAGGATTACTACAACCAACGCTTGACGTCATACGGCAAGCCAATGACTGCGCCTCCGCCAGTCGTCAAACAAGATAGCTTTGGTTTTCTTAACAGGTTTATGCAGCACATTAAAGATTCGTGGGAAAAAGCAAAATGAGATTTGCTTCTGTGCCCGGTTACAGTGCCTCATTTCCTGTGACTTATAGGAACATGTACAACGATTACTCGATGCAAACTGCCAGCATGAGTGATCCTTTTAATCCTGCAAAAAGTGAAAAGCATACGCCCTGTAACTTTGTCGTGTCATATACAGGCGAAAATGACCCAAGATTTCAGTTGAATAATCCCGCTTACATGAGAGAGGTCTATAGATCACATAGTGACAACATTCCTCCTGTTATTCTTAATAAAGAGCCTGTCCAAGCTACGTGGTCAAACCAAGGACTAACATAGGTTACATGTACGGGCTTCGAAGGAACGATGTTCCTTTCGAGCGTGGAGGCACCTCGGGCGCGGATAAGTTTGTACGTGGAACACCGCAGCGCATGGCTGGGGAATTGGTTCAGTTAAACTTGTTAGTGCCGGAGTATATTCCAGATCCCTTTACTATTGGTGATCAATACCGAGCTTGATTAATTAATGAAATGGCTGACAAAAAAATGCCTCCTGAGCTTTTAGCTCATTTCAAGAAAAAGAACGAAGACAAAGAGGGCTCTGACGAGTCTAAAAAGTCTGATAAAGAGAAGCGTAAGGACGCACTTTCTAAGGCACGCGCTCGATTGGAGAAGAAGCGCGAGAAAAAGGATTAATCCAATACCGCTATAATAGCTTTAACGTAACCCGCTGAATAAACGTGTCGAGCACAAGTTCTAATAAACAGCCGATGATGGTCGATCGTCCAGCGACGACTTCCACTTTGCTGACTGTAGCTTCCGGACAAGACTTCTCTACAAGCCTTGTGCCGACTGCCGTGGGTAACGCCACTAAGGTGTTTGATGTTGACTCGGCGGCAACAGATACCTCTATTTCAGGTGCTTATATTGATGAGATCTTCTTCCGTTACAGCAAACGGGTTATTGAGAAGATCGATGCAAAAGCTGTTGTAAACGGCACATATTCAGCCAATAGCACTACTGTGACTATCACCATCACTGGTGGTCACAATCTTGAGGTGGGACAGGACCTTTTTGCCGACTTCACGTCGCATAGTTCCGGCACATCTCCTATCGACCAGAAGCTTACAGTCACGGCGGTCACCCCCACAACTTTCCAGGCAACAATCGCGGCAGTCAGCGGCACAATTACAGGCAATGTCAGCTGCTCCTTGCCAACAGACATCTGTTTCTATATCGCGAATGTCGGCACGATCAGCAATATCAACCAATTCTTTCCAGTGTTTGTCGCGAGTATTCCTTCCACCGCAGCGAATCAGTCTTTCAGTTTGACAGAAAGCGGCGATTTGCCACTTATCAACCATCCTGTGGTTCAGGCAGGCTCAAACTTTGATAGCGCCAACAGTAAAATTGCTCCAAAGGCCCGTGGCCTTATGCTGAAGCGTGGTCAAGCTTTATACGCAGCTGCTAGCGGCGCCAGCGCTTTGACCAATGGTTTCTATGTAGGTATTCAGGGCGGCTTCTATTGATCTAAATCATGCCATTCGGTGTTGGTGGGTTCGATTCTTCGTCGAATGGCGCGTTCGATAAAAGGTTTTCAAAAAAATTTGACAGGCTTACGGATTTTGGTTCAAAAAAACCTAAGCCGTTTGTGCCGCGAGCTTTTAATTTTGAACCAGATTCCAATGAGTTCGATTCTGAGACAAGATTTTATAACCGGGATGCACTTTGGACCCGTTGGCGCAGAGGCTACGATCTTTACAACATTACTCAAACCTATTTAGGCTCAAATTCGAGGGAGCGGAATAAGCGTGGGGACTTTCGTATGTACATGTCCTTTCAGCAATTCCCTGGTGTTTTTATTCCTGCGCGTATTTTCACTTTTCCGAGTAGCAGTGTAGAGCAAGGTGAACACATTGTTGGAATCAGGGACGCAAATAGCGTAAATTTATATAACTTTGGACTACCAATTGATTCTGTACGGTATTTAGGGTCAGCGTTAACGGGAACCTACTCACAGTCTGGTACAACTTTGACCGTGTCACTGGCGGACCATGGCTTCAGAGTTGGTGAATCAGTGGCGCATGTTTTCACCACAGGCAACGGTGTCAACGAAACCCTTGCAATCACAAGTACAACACAGAATACCTTCGTTTGTACGGCTTCCAACAGCCTTACGACCAGTGGTAACGTAACATTCCGGCTTTCTACAGCCTTCAGCGATCTTCGCTGGTCTGAGATGAGAGTAAAACTACGTTTTTTGCCTCCACCTGTCAATTTTTTCAAAGGTGAACGTCTTACAGACCGCGTAATTGAGCGTGATCCCGGTATAAATTCACTTTATACGCAGAATGGGACCACAATTACAGTCACCACTGGCCAGTTGCATGGCCTGTCAACAGGTAATGAGGTACTGATCACATTCTCTACGGGGACGGCAACTACAGGACTATATAAAGTCAACGTGACTGGACTGAATTCGTTTACTGTCACTTCTTTAGCCAGTGCTTCGACCTCTGGAAACTGCGTTGTTTTCCGTAGAGTGCAGGGTTTTGACTATAGCGACTACGTAGGATACACCGTGACCGGTACTGACACTCAGACAGAAGAAATTATCTTTCAACGGACTGATAGTTACGGTTCAAAAGTTATCGACAATAAGCCAACAATTATTACACCAGCGCATAGAGGTTTCACAGTAGGACGTTTTCTGACGACAGAGATACGTTATCAATGTAGTTGCTCAGATTTTATGCGTCGAGAGAACTTTGATCTATATAAAGAGTCGACCAAGCGTAGGTTCCCCTCTACAAAAGTAGGCTCAGTCAAGGCCGGTGGACGGCAAGACAGAGACGGTAATCCTGTGGACACACGAGACGATGTCGGTGTTTATAGCGACTTCGGTTATGTTGCCGTAAATAATTTTTATTCTCTCCCTGAGTATAAAGATGAAAAAGAGTTTGCTTTCAATAATCTTCTATACTATCAAGCCCGCTGGTGTAAGCACATTTATGCAGCGATGTGGTCGATTGTTCATGATGAGGGCAACGACGACATTAATATTGTTTCTAGGTATTCTCAAGTCGGCCCAAACCTGACTGTCACTGCTCCTAACCATGGGCTTGAAGTAAATACAAAAGTGCAACTAGATTTCACAAGCGGTAACGCCTTAGATGGACAGTACACGATAAGCAGCGTCACCGACAAAGATAATTTTGTGATTATTTATCCGTTCAGTCAGACGACCAGCGGTTATTGTGTTGTTCAGAACTTAAAACTACACGAATATATCGGAGCGTGGCTGCTTGAGCCTAATGATCAGCCACTTGGTATCGCATTAGAGTATTTTTACGACAAATTAGAGAAGCAAAACGATAGAGTGAGACGTGCTGCTGAACGTTTATCGATGTTGGGCTACGGTTTGCCTTGGTCAGGTGTCAAAGAGATCCTTGGTGACCGAAATCAACCTGAAGAAGTAGGAAATTTCGATGATAATGTCGTCAGCATGATTATGACCGACAGAATTAAGAGAAATTCAGACAATCGACCAGATAGAGCGGGTGTGACAAAGAACAAAACCAGTAATTTGCTATTTACAATGCAAAAGGTGTTCAATATTGACACCGATTTGGTTCAAGATGCAAAAATCGGCATGTTGGACAAGCCTTTGACTGAATATACAGCTGAATTTCAGTTTGGTGAGGTTGATGGCGGGACTTATATTAGTGGAGAACCTGTTTCAGGGGAAACCACTAGCCAACTCGACTGTAAAACTTACTCTCCTTTGGTTGAGCAGGTTATTTTTGTGGATTCTGGCATTTACGTCAATACTTAGGCATGACAATTCAGATTTTAAGCAGACGATCTACTGTTCTGCACGATCGCCCAAATCCAATCAGAATTGGCGCTGGTGAAATCTGTGTAAACAGTAATCCAGGCGATCCCGGTCTGTTTTTTGCTGACAGCACTGCTTCACCATCAACTGGATTGATCAAAGCAGGCCCTACATTCGTCGGCTCAACTCAACCGAATACGCCTGCTGCAGGTTTTGCGACCTTTAGTAAGGGTGAATCCTGGCTTGACACAGCGAGTACTCACATTTTAAAAATTTTTGATGGCTCTAATTTTCAGACAGTAAAGGCCGTCGCTTCTGTAGATGCAGGCAAGCCTGCAAACCCCGTCGATGGACAACTAGCTTACGATACCAATGCGCCTGGACTCTTTATGTATCGTGCATCAACAGGCGCCTGGGTTGCTGTCTAATTACTAATCAAATGGTCCAGAATACGGTCAAGTTTGCTGTGCACTGATTCCATCTCTCGAACAAAGTCTTCTTTAAGTACATATTCCTTCGTAACTCTGTCTTGCAAGTCATCAAAATCATCCTCTAGCCGCTCAAAACGGCGATCTAGTTTGGAATTAAAATTAGACAAAGCCCTTGAAAGGCCTGCAAAAGCACCTATCCCACCACTAATCACAGCTGCAAACAAATCAGGTGTCATCGACCGATGAACTCTATGTCTTTATTCTAAGTGGTTATCAATTTAGAATAAAGATTCGAGTATATAGCGTATATGGCCACAGGTTACGAGCCAAATGTAGAAGGCGCCATAGCTGTCGTTATCGATATTCTCGATGCGAACGGATTCACAAAGACACGGCATCCATATGCGCCGAACTATAGAGGCCTTGTAGACGCTTTTATAGACTTAAAAGAAGGTTTCCCTGTCTTTTCTCCTGAGCGTGTCGGATTCAACGTGACCACGTTTGAGGATGTTGCTGATGGCGATGCAGTTTACCTACGAGCGAGTGACGGTAAAGCCGGGAAAGCGGTCGCAAACAGTACTCTTGATAAAGCAGTAGTAGCTGGCTTTGCCGACACAGCAGCTTCGTCTGGCGATCAGGTAAAAGTACTGGTTGCAGGTATGTTGGACTATCCGTCTGCTATTGATCCAGGCGACGTTTATTTTCTAGGCACTACTGCAGGTGCCATAGCAACTACAGCTCCGTCCGGCTCTGGTCAATATGTTACAAGGGTTGGCGAAGGTGCTACAACGACTGAACTAAGTATTCAAATTAATTACCCGATTCTTCTTGACTAATGTCAACTAATTACGAACCTTACAGTCAGAATGCACGGGGTTTATCCGATGTTTTGATTGACTTGAAGGACACACTGTCTGGCCGGACAGTGTTCTCTGTTGCTGGATTTGGTGCGATTGCTTTTGAAGATGTTGCTCAGGGTGATGCGGTTTACTCGCGAGCAAGCGATGGAAAAGTAGGCAAAGCTACAAACAATGGTACGCTTGATCAAGCAGTTTGCGTTGGCATAGTACAAGCAACCAAGACTGCAGGACAGGAAGTGAGAGTGCTTGTGACAGGCATAAGTGCGAGTTCTGGTCTTAATGCAGGAGATATTGTGTATTTGGGAGTTAATGGAGTAATTACGGATACGCCTCCAACTGGCCCAAACAAATACTTAACAAGAATTGGTGAAGCGACAAAGAATTCTCAGCTTTCCATTAATCTTTCAAGCCCAATACTTCTTACTTGAATCTGTACCTTTGATAGGATGGACCTATCAGACGGTTTATAGATTTATTTATAGACTGAAAAGGAACTCAAAATGGCGACGAGAAAAACTCTCATTCTCAATTCGGGTTTGATCCAGGAGCTCAATAGCTCTTCGGATAAGATCGATCTAGCTGGTAATAGTACAAGTGATTTATCGGAAGGATCTAATCTTTATCACACTACAGCGAGATCAAGGTCTGCTGTAAGTGTCACCGATTCCGGAGGATTTGGTTCATTAGCTTACAATTCAACCTCTGGTGTAATTACATATACAGGACCATCTGCTAGTGATGTCCGTGGACAAGTATCTGTGGCGTCCGGCTCAGGCTTGACGTATGACAGCTCTACCGGTGAATTTGGAACTGCAAGCATACCGACGTCTTCACTTGCAAGCTCTTCACTAACAGTTGGTTCGACAGCAATCGGATTAGGGGCTACAGCCACAACAATTGCCGGACTCACGTCTCTTACATCAACAACCTTAGTAGCTAGCACAACTTTAAACGTTGGCGCTGCAGATGCAGCAAACAGCTTAAAACTAGACAGCTCAGGCATCACATTTGAGGGGTCTGGTGCGGACGCAAATGAGACTGTAGTTTCTGTCACCAACCCCACGGCGGATCGTTCAATTGTTTTCCCCGATGCTGGGGGCACGGTCGCACTGCTTTCATCACTAAGTGCGGCTAATTCCGGGACCGGGTTCGGTTCTTTGGCATATAACAGCAGCACAGGTGCATTTACATTAACCAAGGTCACAGCCGCAAATATCCGGGCACAAGTATCTGTGACTGATAGCGGAGGTGACGGCAGCCTTGCTTATGACAACTCAACAGGTGTAATTACTTATACAGGTCCAAGTGCAGCGGAGGTGCGGGCACATCTTGGTGTTGTATCAGGCTCTGGACTGTCTTACGACTCCAGTTCAGGCGAATTTAATTTAGGCACTATTCCAAACTCAAAGCTAGCAAATAGCACGGTCACTGTCGGTTCCACGGCTATTGCTTTGGGAGCAAGTGCTACCACGATTGCAGGGCTTGCCTCAATCACCTCCACAGCAGTCTTAACCAATGACAGTGGTTTTAGAGTAAGGAACAATGCAGACACTTCAAAAGTCGTTGCCTTCGATGTCTCGGGAGTGAGTGGTTCTACTACACGAACCCTAACAATACCAAACGAGACAGGAACGATTTCTACTGAAAGTTTTGCTACCGCAATTGCAGTTGCATTAGGATAGAACTATGGCAACCCAAGTACAATTCCGAAGAGGAACCACTGCTCAGCATCAAACATTTACTGGTGCGGCAGGTGAAGTCACTGTCGATACAGACAAAAACATTTGTATTGTTCACGACGCAGTCAAAGCAGGAGGATTTCCTCTTCTTGCAGCCGACGGAGCTAACTCTGAGTTATCTCTTGGTTCGCTTACAAGCTGCGCTCTTAAATTTGCTTCTGATCCCAACACAGGGATTATTAGTCCTGGTAGTGACCAGCTATCCCTTGTTACTGCCGGAGTTGCTAGACTTACAATAGATTCAGTTGGCGCTGTAACAATCCCAGGGAACGTCATCATCCAAGGTGACCTCGATGTCCAGGGGGCTCAAAACTCTAACATTGCACTAATCGTTGCTCTAGGCTGATATGGCAAACACTTTTAAAGTCCAGACAAAATCGAGCCTTGTCACGGACGTCATTGGCAATACCAATTGCAACGTTCTTACGGCAGGTGGTTCATCCACTTTGGTTTTGTTGAGCATTCTGGTATCTAACAAGTCAGGTTCAAGTGCAGATGTAGATATTTACTTAGTGACTAATACGGGTGACGATGTTTACTTGGTCAGAAATGCACCAGTACCTGCAGGTTCTTCACTTGAGGTAATTTCTGGTTCTAAAATTATCATGGAGTCAAGCGATGTTTTAAGGGCACGTGCAGATACGGCAACAGCTCTAGACCTTTCTATTAGCTTCCTTGATCAGACTTGATATAGAAGATGGCACTCACGACGATATCGACGCTCCATGATTACGAAGATGTCAATGAGCGTCTGAGAGAGATCGAGGCCGTCACGTTCCCGGCGAAAATCCTCGAAATGGCAGACTCTTCATGGGAGGCTGTACGAACAAAAAGAAATCTCTTACTTAAGGCCTCTGATTGGGTGATGACTCCTGATTGCACAGTCGATCAGGCGCAATGGGCAGCTTATAGACAAGCGCTGAGAGACCTTCCTCAGACATATAGCTCAGGTAGATTAGAAGATATTGAGTGGCCCTCACAACCAAGTTTAAACACTGGGAGTAATTAATGTCTTATATCGGTAATGACCTTAAAGTAGCCTTCAATAGCTACCGAATTATTGATGATATTAGCTCTGGATTTAATGGTAGCCAGACAACTTTTGCGCTGACGATCGGTTCCACGGCCCCCACTCCGTTTCCATCAAACCCACAGCAGTTACTGATATCAGTAAATGGTGTTGTCCAAGAGCCAGATCCGAGCGGCTCCGCAGGCTTTACTCTTTCTGGATCAAACATTGTATTTAGCTCTGCACCAGCAAACGGGCATGCGTTTTTCGGTGTAATGCTTGCCGGTGCAGATTATGTGACTGCAGGGGATCAGTTCCCTGATGGAAGCAATTCTGGTCCTTCGATTACATTCAGTAATGACACAGATACCGGTTTTTATAGGGCTTCATCTGGTGTTGTTGGACTTGCTGAAAACGGGGTCGCCAGGACACTTCAAACTCTTGAGGCAAATCAAACTATTACCGGAGTTAAGACTTATAACGCCGCTGCAATTGCAGAAGTAACTACCTTGAGTAACGCTTCTGCAACAATTGCTGTTGACCTGTCATTGAGCAATAATTTTACAGTAACATTGAATGCGACAACTGCAACTGTAGGTGCTCCTACTAATGCTGTTGCTGGTCAAAGTGGATCTATTTTTATCGTTCAAGATGGCACAGGTAGTAGGACCCTAGCCTGGAATAATAACTGGAAATTTTCAGGTTCAACGGTGCCCACGTTATCGACAGATGCAAATGCTGTTGATCGTGTAGATTACATTTGTCGGTCATCGACAGAAATTCAGGCAGTTTGGACTGGTGATTACAAGAGGTAAAAATGGCTCATATCCACAGCAACGCTTTAATTGGCGCCTCAGGAGCTGCAGGTGCAGGGGATGACGCCTATGTCATCCCCAAGTCGCTGAGATTTAACAGCGGTGATTCGACTTCGCTTAGTCGAACAATACCGGACATAACTACGTTTTCGTTTTCTTTTTGGTACAAACATGTTGCAACTACGAGAAACGATATTTTTGTCACCGACAGCAGTTACGGCTTTTTCTTTTACCAGCACACAGACGGAAGTTTTCGGCTAAATAATAACAACGTAAATTTATTCGTTTCTAACGGTCTTTACCGTGATCCGAGCGCATGGTATCACCTATTATTGACTAACGACGGGACAACATTAAAGTTCTACGTCAATGGTGTTCTTGATAAAGCGCAAACAGTAGGAACATATTTAAACGCTGGCGGTATTTATATTGGCAGAGACAGGGCATCCGCAAATAATTATGGCGACTTTTTGTTAGCAGACGCCCAGTTTGTCGATGGTCAGGCGCTTACGCCGACTGACTTTGGTGAAACGCGCAGCAGCGACGGCGTTTGGGTGCCGAAAGAATATACCGGCAGCTATGGTCCTGCTATTGATCAGTCTCAAACGTGGAGTTCTGCTGCTGCAGATAGTTATGGATTTGACGGGTCTACCGCATACAACAGTGCAGCAACACGCATGTATGGCACCAGCACCTATCACAAAATTGTTGATGCCGACAATCCATTTACAAACGTCACTTCAGTTGTTGTTGGTACGTCAGAAAATGTCGGCAACATTAAGCTTGATGGCACTGTTTATACGACTTCCTACGCGTCAGGCGTGGGTCTGACTGTAACCAGCCCGCCAAGCTCATTCAGCGACATTGAAGTTCTTGGTGCGTCAAACGGCGTTCAAATTGCTTATGTAAAAATTTCAGGCGTCCTATTGGTTGATTCTGGAGTAACAATTTCTCATAACGGCTTCCACCTGAACTTCGGCGATAGTTCAACGAACGAGGCGCTGGGTTTTGATTCTGCACCAACAATTCCTGACGCTGATCCCAAAAAAGGGTTTGATGTTGTTACCTACACGGGTAATGGTGCGTCTACTCCTGGCGGCAGTGGAAACACTCAAAATGTCGGTGGCTTGGCTTTTGAGCCTGGGCTGCTTTGGATAAAAGACAGAACGCAAAGCGGGCACAACCATAACCTTATCGATGTCATCAATCAGCCGCCAAACCTGTTGATGTCAGACGCAACAAATGCGTTGGTCACTAACTCAACTGATGGCGTTACCTCTATAAATCCTGATGGATTTTCTCTTGGTGCAAACTCTTCAGGGACTCAATCTCTTGAGATGAACAAAAATGGCAACAATTATGTTGCTTGGGCTTGGAAAGCGAGTGGGGCTGCTGTTTCTAACACCTCTGGAACAATCACCTCACAAGTCTCCGCGTCAACTGAATATGGTTTTTCGGTCGTAAAATATACCGGCACAGGCTCTAATGCTACTGTCGGCCATTCCCTAGGGAAGGCTCCGGCGTGGATTTTAGTGAAAACATTAGATGATGCTTATAACTGGTTTGTGTACCACAAAGGTGTAGACGCAAGTGCTGAAGATTACTACCTTCGGTTGAATACTACCGGAACTAGAGTTGACTCAAGCGCAGCTTGGAACGACACGGCACCAACTTCAACTTTGTTTAGCATCGGAACTGATGGGTCAGTCAATGAGAGCGGTGATGACTACATCGCATATTGCTGGAGCGAAATATCGGGCTATTCCAAATTCTCCAGCTTTAGCGGATCTGGCGCAGCAGGTAACAAGCAGACTTTAGGGTTCAAGCCGCGTTGGGTCTTAATTAAATGCACTACAACTGACGCAAACGAATGGGTAATTTTTGACACTGAACGCAACCCAACAAACCCTGCCGATGATTATTTATATGCAAACTCAAGTTCTGCTGAGGGTTCGTATTCAAATCGCAAAATTGAAGTTCTAGATGACGGTTTCCAGTTCTACGGTTCTGACCAAGCAGTAAACACAAGCGGAGACACTTACATTTATGCAGCTTTTGCGGATCGGCCAGGAAATAACTGGGACGTAAACAACCTTGTTACTAATGAAGGTTTGTCTACCAGCAAGTCGCAGTTCGATATTGTGACCTACACCGGCAACGGTAATACAACGCAACAGATTGGTGGACCTGTTTATAGTGCTCAAACACTGTCAGCTGTTGACTCAAGCCAAACAGTTACTAATGCAGGCAATGCTTTTAACGGTGATCTGACTACCAGCAGCTACACCACAGGCGGCACTAGATTTACGCCAATTGGCGGCTCTCAAAGCAACGTCACCTCTTTGCGTTTTTATTCAAAGAGCTTTGGCCAGGGCGGCACAATTAAGCTCAATGGCACGACCATCGAAAGCAATTATGACTTTGGTCAAGGTGGATGGTATTCTTTTTCTTCTACTGCCCTGTCCAACATCTCAAATACACTGACAAGCTTTGAGTGGGACAGGCAGCCTGGTTCAGGATCAAATAATTACGACTATATATATGCAGTTGAAATAAATGGCACTGTGCTGCTTGATGGCACCGGAATAGGTCTCAAGTTCCAGCCAGATTTTGTATGGCTGAAGAACAGGTCATCGGCTTACTCTCACACCCTTTACGACTCAATTCGTGGAGTTGGTATAAATAAGGCGCTTGCAAGTAACACCAATGGTACACAAGGTAGCCTTAGCGACGGCACTACGTTTGGCTATGTAAACTCCTTGAACTCAGACGGCTTTACCGTAACCAAAGGCTCAGACGGTACGTCATATACAAACGGCAATAACCAAAACTACGTTGCCTATTGCTGGAAGGCGAGTGGCACGGCAGTTTCTAACACTGCCGGCAGCATCACTTCATCGGTGTCTGCAAACGCTGCGTATGGTTTTAGCATTGTTTCTTATACCGGCACAGGCTCTGCAGCGACTGTCGGGCATGGATTAAATAAAGTTCCACAGTTAATAATTATTAAAAGCAAAGACAGTGCAAATGAATGGGCAGTGTATTCATCTCCTGTTGGCCCCTTGCAAAAGCTGCAATTAAATGAAAGTAGCACCGCGACAGATACCAATCATTTTAATGACGTAAGTCCTACGTCTACAGTTTTCAGCATAGGCGCAACGCAGTCTGCTAACAAAAGCGGTGATAGTTTTATTGCTTACTGCTTCGCGAATGTCCCCGGCTACCAGCGGATTGGCAGTTATTACTCGAATTCATCAGATCCGATTGTCATCACAGGCTTTAAGCCTCGTTTCTTGCTTGTCAAAAAATACAATGGCGCTGGCAACTGGATGTTACTCGACTCACAAAGGAGTCTTGATGACAATGACATTAGAACCACGTTTGAGGTAAACAATCACAATGCTGAGGAAACTCACGCTAACCGCCAAGTCAAGTTTTTAGATAATGGTTTTCAGCTGATTGGTGCTGATATGGACACCAGTAACAGTAATTGGCTTTACTGGGCAATCGGTGATGACGAAATTGGGTCGGATGAGGATTGTCTTGTTGACGTACCAAATGCAGTAACTGCAGATGCGGACGCAACGGACACGACGGGTGGCTATCAGCGCGGCAACTATGCGACGTTGAATCCTCTTAATAAGCACAACAGCAATAATTCTCTTACAAATGGGAATTTAGAATTTACAACTTCTGGCAATGATGGCTGCTTGTTGGAATCGACAATAGCCATGTCGTCTGGCAAGTTTTATTTTGAGGTTGTTTACTCTCGTTCAGGAACAGGACAGCTTGCAGGTATTCGCAAGCCAGGCGCTCGCAACTATAACGACTCTTATATTTACGTTGGCACTGGGAATAAATATACTAACGGCGGAAGTAGTGTAAGTTACGGAGCTACTTTGGCGCATGGTGATGTCATCGGTACGGCTTTTGATGCTGACAATGGAACGCTGACGTTTTACAAAAACGGCGTAAGCCAAGGCCAAGCCTTTAGCGGCATTTCTGGCACTTATTCATTCCTTGTTGGGTCCTTCGGTACTGCCCCTACAGGCATCGTGAACTTCGGCCAAATGCGGTTCAAGTACCCGATGCCTAGTGGTTACGCCGCATTGAACACCACGGCATTGCCTGCCGCGACAATTCCCGATGGTTCGGCTCATTTTGACGTAAAAACGTACACCGCAAACGCAAATGTGCGTTCAATCACGGGTTATGAATTTGCCCCCGATTTCTTATGGTTCAAGCCTCGTGTAGCTGGCTCCCACAACCTTTATGACACTGTGCGAGGCGCAACTAAAGGACTGCGGTCACAAAGCACTAACAGCGAATACACAGACGCACAGACTTTAACTTCTTTCAACAGTGATGGATTTAGTTTGGGTACTGACAGCGGTGGTTACCAAGTCAACTACTCAAACAATCCCATGGTTGTGTGGGCTTGGAACGCCGGATCATCAACGGTCAGCAACACTGACGGCAGCATCACTTCTAGTATCAGAGCAAATCCTTCTGCTGGATTTAGTATTGTTACTTATACTGGAACAGGCTCAGCAGGCACTGTTGGGCATGGTTTGAACGCGGCTCCTGAGATGATTATCTTGAAGGGGAGGAATTTCGCAGATAATTGGCGCGTGTATCACGAGTATTTGGACTCAACTGAGCCTGAAGATTATTATATGATGCTAGAAAGTTTAAATCAAAGATCTGCCGATCAAAATGCGTCGTTTATGAACGACACCGCGCCAACAAGCTCAGTGTTTTCACTTGGTACAGATAGCGCAATTAATGGGTCATCAAGAACAATGGTGGCTTACTGCTTTACTTCGGTTTCTGGGTATAGTAAAATCGGTAGCTTTGAAGGCAATGGTAGCGCCGACGGTCCATTTGTGTACCTAGGATTTAGGCCCGCATTTCTCCTGGTACGTCTTATTGAAGGGGCAAATTCAAGCTGGAAGCTGTATGACAACGCTCGTGATCCTGATAACCCGATTGTTAATCAACTCTATGCAAACAGCACCAATGGCGAGCCATCTGACGACGTGCGTTGCGACTTCTTGAGCAATGGATTTAAGGTCCGGACGGCAGGTAGTGAAGACAACTACAACAACAACACACTAATCTATTACGCCGTGGCTGAAAACCCGTTCCAAGCTAATGGCGGGCTTGCTCGTTAAGCGTTGATGAATTAGATTAAAGAAAAAGCATATTGTAATGTACGTTTTAGACGGTGAAAGGCTTCCCTACGATGTTTCATTTACCGTAGGAGGCAATACTTACCCCGCTAATTGGCTGCGTCTTTCTACTTCCGAGCAGCGTTCTGCGCTTGGAATTACTGAGGCTCATGTACCAGCACCAGTCCGCTACGATCAGCGCTTCTTTTGGGGTCCCTCTAATCCTAAAGAAATTGACGATACCGATGTCTTAGATGAAAACGGAGGCATTATGGGTAGGACGACAGGACTGCGTACGTTGTGGATCAACAAGCAGAAAGAAACAGCAAAAATGCTTCTAGCTTCTACTGATTGGTACATAACACGCAAATCGGAAACCGAAGAGCCGATTCCTGATGCAGTCGTTTCACAGCGGGCATCTATCCGTGGTATCTGTGACCAGCGTGAAGGTCAGATCACTCGCTGCGAAACAACGCAGGAACTTGCAGATTTGCTTACGGGCGCTGCCCTCGCGCAGTGGCCGGAAGTATAATTCCTTTAGAATAAAATTACCTGAGCGGATATAAAAAGTGCCATACATTGGTCGACAAGTAGCCCGTGGTCAGAACCGCACGATTGACGACATCTCTAGTGGTTTTAATGGTTCTACCTCCACCTTCAACTTGACCGTTGATGGGGAAGCCGTTTTCCCAGCCAGTAACAGTCAGCTATTCGTTTCTGTTGGTGGTGTGATGCAGAATCCTGGCACTGACTTTACAGTCTCAGGAAGTCAGGTAGTCTTCACTACAAACCCAGCGGCTGGCTTATCGTTCTTCGCAGTGATGCAAGGCGATTCAGTCGATGTCAATACACCAGGTGATTCGACTGTATCGACATCAAAAATCTTGAACGATGCAGTGACCGGTGCGAAACTGGCTGACGACATCACTATTTCTACTACCGGTAACATCACTACAACGGCTGGTTCCGTCACCGACAGCAAAGGCGATGTACGTGACATCCCCCAGAACGCAAAGACCAGTGCTTACGTGCTTGTAGCTTCTGACGCAGGAAAGCACATCAGCATTACAACAGGCGGTGTAACACTGAACTCAGGCATCTTCGCTATCGGCGATGCGGTCTCCGTTTATAACAACAGTTCAAGCAATCAAACGATCACGCAAGGCAGCTCGGTCACTCTTCGCCTTGCTGGTGTGGGTACGACTGGAAATAGAACATTAGCAACATATGGACTCGCCACTATACTTTGTGTGGCTACAAACGAATTCGTAATTGGCGGAACCGGAGTGAGCTGATGGGCATCATCCAAATGCTAATCCCCATTGTCGGGGCTGATGGGTATATTATTTCGCGTGCTCTGAGATTTAATAGTAGTGATAGCGCATATTTGAGTAGAACTCCTGCGAGTGCAAGCAACCGCAAAACGTTTACTTTTTCAACCTGGCTTAAAAGATCCAAGCTCGGAGTTCGTCAGTTTATTTTCGAGGCGGGCTCAGCTGATACTGCGACGGATCGTTTCATGATCCGTTTTCAAGCAAATGACACGCTTATGGTCACAGTGGGTCAAGCAACTAACAGACAAACTTCACAAGTTTTTCGTGATCCTGGGGCCTGGGCAAACTTAATTGTGGCTGTAGATACAACAGCCTCAACGGCAAATGACCGAATAAAGATTTACTGGAACGGATCGCAAATTACTGATTTTTCCAGCACGTCAAACCCAAGCCAAAACGCAAACACAGGGGTCAACAGTGCTGCTGCTCATAGTATCGGCAAAACTCATATCGACAATTCACATTATTTAGATGGCGAATTAGCAGATATTCAGTTTGTCGATGGTCAGGCACTTGCGGCGTCTGAGTTTGGGAAATACAATGACCAAGGTGTATGGATTCCAAAGAAATTTAATGGTACTTATGGTTCTCTTGGCTATAGGTTAGCGTTTGACGAAGTAGATAGAAAACAGAAACTTGGTTACGATGTAACGCAAGAAGTGACATTAGACCCCAAAGCGGGAATGGATGCTATCACCTATACGGGTAATGGTGGAACGCAAAATATCGGCGGCTTGAACTTTGAACCTGGGCTTGTCTGGGTTAAAAACAGAGATTCCGGCACTTCTGCACACTTTCTTGCTGACAGTGTGCGTGGCGGGACAAAAGTTCTGCAGTCAAATTCAGATGGTGCGGAAAATACAAGATCCAGCCACATCCTGTCTTTTAACGCAGATGGATTCACCTTGGGCGCAGATGGGACCAGTAACTACCCCTCTGGTAACTCATTTATAGCTTGGACATGGCGAGCTGGCGGGCCTGCTGTTTCTAATACTGATGGAACGATCACTTCACAAGTCTCGGCAAATACTGATTATGGCTTCAGTATTGTCACTTACACAGGTGTAACTTCAGATGCCACGATTGGGCATGGTTTGGGTCGAACGCCAAAGTTTTATATCGTAAAAGCTAGAACAAACTCTGGCTACACTGATTCTTGGAATGTTTACCACACAAGCCTTGGGGAGTCGGCCTATATCAAGCTCCAAAGTAATGCTGCAGCTACGACCGGATCAACTATTTGGAACAACACTGCTCCAACATCAACCGTATTTCATGTTGATGCAAGCAGTAATGCAAATGAAAACAATACTGATTATGTGGCATATGTGTGGAGCGAAATACCAGGCTACTCCAAAATTTCAAGTTACACCGGCAATGGTTCTTCAACAGGCCCTGTAATTACAACCGGATTTAAAGTCAGATGGCTGCTGGTGAAGCGCACTGATTCCGGCACTACTGACAACTGGGCTTTGTATGACAGTAAGCGTGACTCTATTAATCCAAACGTTGCACGCTTGTTCCCTAACCTAACTAACGCCGAAAGCACTCACTCAGGCAACGCTGTTGACTTTTTGGATGATGGCTTCCAGCCAAAATCTACAAGCGATGGCACGAATGCTAATAACGGCAACTATATTTATATCGCTTTTGCAGATCGGCCAGGGAATAACTGGGACGTAAACAACTTCGTCACGAATGAGGGGCTGAGCACCAGTAAGCAGAACTTTGATGTGATGCTCTACACCGGCAACAGTGGGACCTTAGCAGTTGGTCAGCCTGTCTACAGCGATCAAACCACAGGTGGTAACAACACCTCCAATATGTTTGATGGCAGCAGCAGCTCTTGGAATAATTTGACTGCTGGAAACACAATCACATTTACACCCAGCCCTGCCATAGCTTGCACTCAGCTCGATATTTGGGTTGATACAGGTACGCCTATCCGTGTCAACGTTAATGGTGGCGGTTACGGCAGCACCTTTACTCAAAGCGGTCTTGGCTATGTAAACATCACTCCAGGTGGTGGCATGACCTCGCTGACATCACTATTAATTGATGCGCCTTCTGGTGGTGGTGGTACAGGTGCAGGTATTCGTGGCTTGAGGATCAACGGCACCACTATCATTGTTAATGGAAGTGGCGGCCCAGGTCTCAAGTTCCAACCGGATTTGGTGTGGTTAAAGTCTCGCTCGCACGCATACGACCACTATTTAACTGACTCGGTTCGTGGAGCAACAAAGTCAGTTCGATCTAACACAACTGCTGCTGAAGCTACACTGACACAGGGACTTACTGCATTTAATTCCACTGGCTTTACCGTCGGAAACGAGGGTCAGTTTAATAACATTGGTAGAACAATGGTTGCCTGGTGTTGGAAAGCAGGCGGTACGGCAGTTTCTAATAGTGACGGCAGCATCACTTCATCGGTATCTGCAAACCCTGCGTATGGTTTTTCGATTGTAAATCATGTTGGAACAAACGCTGCTGGTACGTTTGGTCATGGCCTGAATCAAGCTCCAGACTTGATGATTTTTAAGAACAGAGAGGCTACTGACAACTGGTTCGTATGGTCAAGATATGTAGATGGCACTCCAACAACTGGTGGCGTACTGAACAGTACAAATGCGTTCTTTACCAATGGAACAAATGAATTAAATTCAACTCTTCCTACTGACTCTGTTGTTCATGTTGGAGGCAACTTGGCCACAAATGGCAATAATCAAAATGTAATTACTTACTGTTTCCACAATGTCCCCGGCTACCAGCGAATTGGTTCGTACGCCGGTAATGGCAGTAGCACAGGCCCCGTAATTGTGACCGGCTTTAAGCCCAGATTCCTGCTGGTTCGGAGAACAAGCGGCACAGGCGGTTGGGTGATGTTAGATAGCGAAAGAAATCCTGCTAACCCGCGCACTAAATCGTTCTATGCAGAGGTAGCTGACGCTGAATATCAGCCAGGGCAGAATTGGGCTAATTTCCTAGATAATGGATTCCAGCCGCTTGCAACATATAACGACATTAACGCTAGTGGTCACACCTATCTTTACTGGGCGATCGGTGACGACGAGATTGGTGCAGATGAAGATGTGTTGGTTGATGTGCCATCAGTAGTAGAGGATGATGCGGACGCAACGGACACGACGGGTGGCTATCAGCGCGGTAACTACGCCACGATGAACCCTTTGGTCAAGCCTAGTGGCGCATCTTTCAGTAATGGAAACCTAAAGGTATCTAACTCCACTGGCTGGCACTCGCACGTTGGCACGATTGGAGTTGCTTCTGGAAAGTGGTACTACGAGTTTGAAAAAACCAGCGGAAGCTATACCGGTGTCGGCTGGAGAAATAACGCAACAACAGCAGGCAACCCTTCGTACAACGCAAATGGTGGAGGCATGTACTTGTCTCACAATGGCAATAAGCAAAGCTCAGCCGGAAGCGTTAGTTATGGCGCTACATGGGGGAGCGGCGATATTGTTGGCGTAGCGTTCGATCGGGATGCTGGAACAATAGAGTTTTACAAAAATGGTGTAAGTCAGGGTCAGGCTTTCACTGGCATGACTGATGGCACGTTCTTCCCAGAAGTTCAGATTTATCAGAGTGGCGGTGTCATTAACTTCGGCCAAATGCGGTTCAAGTATCCGATGCCTAGTGGTTACGCCGCATTGAACACCACGGCATTGCCTGCCGCGACGATTCCCGATGGCTCAAAACATTTCGATGCCGTACTTTACACAGGCAATGGTGGATCGCAGTCAATTACTGGGCTTGAGTTTAGCCCAGATCTGATCTGGGTAAAAGCAAGGGGAAGCGCGTTTGCACATGTATTGCAGGACAGTGTTCGTGGTTTTGGATCGACGAAACTGCTGTCTTCAAGCTCAACTGCAGAAGAGAATCGCCTTACAGACCCCACAGATGGCGCTGAACGGGGCTATATCTCTGGCACGTCATCAACAGGATTCAATATCGTTGATGGCACGAGCACCTCACAGGTCAATGGCAGCAGTGTGAACTACGTTGCCTGGTGTTGGAATGCTGGGGCAAACAGCAATAAGACCTACACCGTCAAGGTTGTTAGCGACAGCGGCAACAAGTACCGCTTTGACGATCATGGTACAAGTGCCGTAACACTTGATCTTGCTGAGGGCAGTACTTATGTCTTTGATCAGTCGGATAGTAGTAATGCAGGCCATCCTCTGCGGTTCTCCACTACAGCGAATGGGACGCATGGTGGCGGTAGTGAATACACTACGGGCGTTACGGTGACCGGTACACCTGGACAAGCAGGTGCGAAAACTACAATTGTTGTGGCTGCGAGTGCGCCGACGTTATTTTATTATTGTACTCAGCACTCAGGAATGGGTGGGGTGATCAATACGAATAGCACTGCTGGGTCGACCAGACTGTCAGGCAGTGAGAATGCTAGTGCTTATGATCAAAGCGCAACTTGGAGCAACGTCACTACTTTGAGCGGCGGTAGCACCGCTTCAGGCAAGCCATTGACTAATGGTTTTGACGGCAGCTTGAGCACTGCTACTGAAGGAGATTCAAATAATGAATATGCAGAGATTGCGATTAGTACAACGGTTGCGGCGGGAGGAGTAAGGGTTTATGCCGCTGTCACTAGCAGCAACCCCCTTGTCATCAACCTCTATAACGGTGGAAGCAACGTAGAAACCGTTTCGCAAGGTTCGTCTGGAGCGAAATGGTATGCAACATCTAGCTATGCCGGTCCAATAACAAAAATCCGCATTGAACGTACTGGTAGAGCTTTTGAGTGGAACGCCGTAGAGGTGAATGGCAAGATCCTCGTTAATGCCAATATCACACCCCCTGCTTCTCCATCAATGAATTCAGTAGTCAAAGCCAACCCAGAGGCTGGGTTTAGCATTATTAAGTACACAGGAAATAATTCAGCTAATCAGACCATTGCGCATGGCTTGAACAGCAAACCATCTCTGATTATTATTAAGAGTCGCGATAATGCAAGAAATTGGGTAGTCATTCCTACTTTTATTAATGATAAACATTTCTTTTATTTGAATGACACAAGCGATCTCTTGACTGGCCTTACAAGTTATTACGGTAATCACACTTCTTCTGTTGTTGGGATTACAGGCAGCAGCAGCGGCAGCAATAGTAATGCAAACGGTGAAGATTATCTTTGCTATGCATTTGCACCTGTCGCAGGTTATAGCGCGTTTGGTACATACACCGGCAACGGGTCAAATGATGGTCCGTTTGTGCAAACAAATTTCGCGCCAGCATTTTTAATGATTAAACGAACTAATTCAGCTGGCGACTGGATTATCTTTGATAACAAGAGAAATACTCATGAGGGTAACTACAGAGAAAAGGTTTTGTATCCGAACAAAACTACTGCTGAGGAGACCAGTGCAAACGGCGACACTATGTTGTTCTTGTCCAATGGCTTCAAGCTAAACAACGTTACTTTTAATTATTGGAACGCTTCTGGTTCAACGTATCTCTACGCCGCCTTCGCAGAGTTACCGTTCCAATCCAATAATGGTATGGGCCAATAGATGCAGAAACTATCCCTTGTAATTGCAGTGATAGCTCTGATACCCAATCTAATGCTTGGGTACATGTTTTATCATCTAAACGTCCTGATGAATACGCAGCGAAGAGAGATTGTTAAAGATTTCAGCAAAGAGATAAACCAATCTCTCAAAAAACAAACTGAAACAAGCACAGCCTCGATGAGTTATGAATTCACTAAAACATTAAAAACGCAACTGAAGGGCTATCGAGACGGTGTTTTACGTGTAATACCGCGTGAGACGGGAGACGTAATCAGAGCCAACTGATGCCAAACATTCCTGAATTAGGAATAAAAACCGTGAACCCCGTGCAGGTTTATCAGCCTCACGCTTGGGTGCATAATCTGACTGTCGTTGAAAGGTTAGCGCCACCTGTAACAGTACAAGTTGGCGTACCTGTCGTCCAAATACCTGGTTGCGTTAAGGCACATCCAGGCAATAAAAAATCTAATTCTATTGAAACTGATGATCCAAAAGGTATTCAAACTTTTTGTGATGCTGGGATGCCGACATTTACACCAATCGACTATACGCCAGAGAACTTAATTTATTCGCGTCCGGCTTCATTTAAAGGTATTAAAACCGCTGGGCCGACTGATAAACAAAGCAAACAATCTACTGGGGATCTAAACACAAAGTCAGGTTTCACGGGTACAAACACGCCAGCTGAAACTTCCGAAAAAGATGAAGAAAAAGAATCAATTATTTGTGATGAAGGATATTCTTTAGTTGAGGGCGAGTGCGTCGAAGTTGTGGAGCAAGTACCTGCTACCGTCAGCTTTACTGAGAAATATCTTCCGACTCTGCCTCAAGCTACAACGACAGCCACAATAGCTGTTGTCGCAACTTCTTCTGCGCTTTTAGCTAAACCTTTAGCAGACCTTTTGTTGAAATTAATCAAGCCTACTGTGAAGAAGATGATGAAGAAGATTGCTTCGTTGACAGGACGGTCCCAGAAGGTGGAGTCTGTGTTTGAGCGGAGGATTGCTCAGCGTGATCGGAATCGTGCGATTTTGGCTTTGAGGCGGGCGTTAAAGAAATAGAGTGGGTATGCGATGGAATTTCATCGCTTAATATACGCACTACAACGTCTTCGCAGATTTTAAAATATTTTGATTTTGGATGAAAAGTAATACCAGCTTTCGCTAATTCACCGCAGTTTTTTAATCTAGCAATCTCAAAATCGAGCCTACGGTTGGCAAGTATTTGACGTTGTATATCAACCTGTGTTGAAACTGCTTGTTTACATTGATCCTGCAATTTACGATCGAGCGGCATTGAAAATGTTGCAGTAACACCGAGATTTATGCTGTGATTATTTTTTTGTCCTGTCCTGACATCTTTGTAATACAGAATACCTCCAGGATTATCTAATAATCCGTCCTCATTAATATCAGTGGTATCGTAAACAGGATCTTTATAAGTTGCTTCGTAAGGCAGCGCAAATGAATTTGTTCCTGTGACAAAAGGCGATATATTTAAGGTAGGACCTTGGCACTGAATACCGTTGCCGTATGTATTGGTGATGTAGGGACCTTGTAAGACTTGAATAGCCTGGTTAGTCACCGACCCTGAAGAATTAGCAACAGGGTTTGCTGTGGCACTGACACCACCGATATCTGAAGCTTTAGTTGGTGAGCCCAGACACAATAAATTTATTGCGAAAAGATAGAGGTACTTTCTGTGACGCTTGTTACTTCTGTTGTTCTTTGGATTATCGTTTGATTGGCGAGTCCAGGACCGCTGAGTGTTTCTGTGTACTGAAAACCAGCGCCAGGGTTTACAATTTCCCAGGACGGCTTGCTTGATAGATCCACGGTTGTCCATGCACTTTGTACCCCGTTTACAGTATTGCCAGAGGTGCTGGTGGCCCGTGGTGAAATACTGCCGCCTGAGTTTTTGATATTAGTACCCGTTACAGAATACTGGTATCCCGTGTTGTAGTCAATTGAATTAATTGTTTCCGTCACCAAGGACGTTGTTTCTGTGCGGCTGGTCAAGCTGCCCTGGGTGAAGTTGGGCACTACTGGAACGCTTCTTGCTGGTTGCATTAAGCCGTGAAAGATGCCGAGCAAGAGCCCCAAAAGAAGCGACTCATGTAGGCGATCCATTTATCTGACCGTAATCTCAGAAACGTGTTGTCCTGTAGCACTCGTACCGGCCCCACCTGCAGTAATTGTCATAACACCGCCACTGGTAATTGTGCCTGCCAAGGACCCGGCCACACCGCCGGAGGTTGTCGTGGTCTGACCCAGCATGGGCAATGAACCTACGACACCAGAAGAAACAGTCGTTGCTGTCGGTTTTGCATCGCCTTCAATAAACGACTCTGTGAACTGAAACGCTGCGCCAGCTGTATTGATTTCAACGTCAGTGCCTGTGTATCCGACCGCATTTCCTGCACTCAGTGTGTTCAATCCACCAAAGGCGCCATCGCTTGTGATTTTTACATTGCTTCCGCTAACGCTATATGTACTACCTATCTTTGTCGCCTGACTTGCAGCGCCATCCACCTGCAACTGTACAGAGCTTTGCAATTTAGAGGTGATGTCTGCATGTGCAGGAGCTGCAAACAAAAAAGCCAGAGCAAGGAAGCGGAGCATGATTTTTATTTACACTACTCTGATATTAAACGAGGCAAACACAGTATGATATTAAATGAAAATACTTGTACCCATGGCTAACGAAACTACCCAAGAAGAGGTCAAGGAAGAAAAGAAGAAAGGACCTTTTGCAAAAATCAAAGAGAAGGTTGGAGACTCAGAAGAGCATTTAGCCATCTTATCTAATTTTGTGCGCCTTGGTGTGTTGATTTGGAGTGGCGGTATTCTTACTCTGAATTATGTAACCATCCCTGGCTTAGTACAACAAAAAATCGATCCAACTTTCATCGCCAGCGTCTTTACAGGAGTTTTGGCTTCCTATGGCGTCCAAACAGCTAAGAAATCTGGTGATGGCACTATGAAGATGAAAGACTCTGGTGGATCAATCACACGTGCGGACATCGAGCGGTTGATTGAGAAAGCATCGCAAACTGCACCCGCACAGGTTATTCGTGTTGAGCAAGCACCTTTGAAAATTACAACCGGGCCTGCGAAAAGCGACGAAACTTTCAAAATGTAATTCCATGAGCTACAAACCCCTCTTTATCGGATTGGCCACCGTTTTCGGAGTGGCTCACCTCGGCATCCTCGGACACTTGATCCAAGCTGCAAATCGTCCCGCCACGGTTTTACCTTCTATCAACATCCCAACAGGTCCGTACTCTTCTTATAACGTCGAGGTTGGGAAAGAGGGTTACCGTGTCCGATATAACGCGAATGACCCCAAAGTCCTGAGAAACAGGCGAGCGTTAGATCTTGACAAGACCGTCCAGAAAGAAGGAGGGTTCTTTACAAAAGGTAGTTTCGTTGATGAAAGAAGAAGGGAATATGACGTTAATGAGTACACCATGGACGGGTACCTCAATACAGGCGGAGGAGAACTCCCCGGGGGAAAGCCCGGAGGCCTGTCTGCAGAACGCACAGCGTGCATCAAGGCGGAAGGGTCTGGCGAAAGCACAGGTGCGATGGTGGGAGCTAGTGTCGCTTCTGGCTTCGCCCCAGTGCTCACAGGCATCCCTTACGTCGGCTGGCTTGCTTCTGGCTGGGCCGTCATGTTAGGTCAACAAAAGGGTGGCGAAGTTGGTGGAACGATTGCAAAGGCCGTGAAAGGGTGTGATGATGCCTCTTAAGTAGACGTCAAGGCATGAGATCGGTAGAAATCGGGCGGCAGGTCACGCTTGTCGCGAAGGTTCCGACTGTCTTAAAAAAACACCCCTTCCCGATTGAGGAGCTTTTTTTAGAGGATTACGCCGATGTTCTCGCCTCCAGCCGCCTGCCCTGCACCCGTATCAAAGCGCATTCGGATCAGCACACACTTATCAGCAATGGATTAGGTAAGTGGTGGGTGCAGGACGCAGACTGGTTGGTTGAGGAGGACATACTGACGGAAAAACCCTATAGGGAATCTGATGGCCTGAGATATTTATCACGCTTTCCTTATCGGCATTTGCCTTTAGAAGCGGCTCATGATTTCCGTAAGGCACAGATGAATAGCTTGGTGTCGTGCCTTCTATATCTCGAAATCGGTGAAATAGCTTGTTATGAAGATTATTTAAAGGCAGTACACAAGCACGGAGATGGTACTGCAAAGCGTCATAACAAGGCGGCCTTGCGTGATTTGGGTGTCAAATTTACTTATTCAGAATCCATAGCCCCTGAGGACCTCGAAACCGAGATAGATCAAGGGCGCCCAGTCGTGGTGGCGATCGTTTCTGAAGGCTCTTGGTTAAGTCCCTACGGCATGACCTATTTTGTAGTGGTGTTTGGTTACAGTAAAGATAATTGGCTGGTACACGATCCATGTGGGGCGCTGGACCTACGTAATGGCAAATGGCTTTCGACGGTAGAAGGCGCAGGACAGAGCATCAAATACAACCGCAAAGATGCGGATCGACGGATTTTTTACGGAGGCGGCGCAAGTGCGTGGGCTTGGCTAAGATTTGAGCAGAAATAGATTAGTCATGGACGAAATTCTCAAGGATACAGAAGAGAAATTGCTTCTCCAGCAGCAGGAGTTGGCAGAAAAGATCAGAGCAGCTGAAGAAAGCCTCATGCGTGAGAAGGAACTTTATTTGAAAGTTATTGGCGCTTTGGAAGGAATCGCTATCATCAAGCAAAGGCTGGACGCCACTTCATTAACAGAGGCTTTAGATGACAACTAATAGCATGCTTGGAGAGATGACTAGAGGGCGCTATAGAGCGTTGGAATTGGTCTCTGAACACCTCTCTCCAGCGACTCGTGAGATGCGGCTAGACGCCATTATTAGGGACATTTCCGATGAAGATTTGAATTGGGTACTCGGAAGACTTCACTATTTCATTCTTAAAATTATCGAAGATTCTCACGTGGATCCCGATCCAGAAGAAGTTGATTGGGATGCTGTTGGGCTGACTGAATGATAGGAGCGGAGGGACTTGAACCCTCACGGCCGCAGGGCCTCAGGATTTTAAGTCCTGTGTGTCTACCGATTCCACCACGCTCCCAGCTCACCGAGCATAGCGTTAACTAGAAGTGTGTGCAGCATACAGTTTTGACAAGACTGGAATGCCAAAAGTGTTTCATTGCGAGCAAGATCTATTAGTCAACCTCATTGTCTTAAGTCCAAAACTTGCTCGTCGACAATTTAGAAAACATATTTTTGAAAGTTGGGATTGGAAATGTGCATATTGCGGAAAAGAATTGACCCCTGATACAGCGACAATTGATCACATTCTTCCTAAACACAAGGGCGGTCACAACGTAAGATCTAACATGTGCTGCTGTTGCAATTCCTGTAATAGGGCAAAGGGATCTAGTCTTGTAGAAGACTGGTACACGGAACAGCAGCTGTTTTATACAAAAGAAAGGTTTGATAAAATCATGATATGGTTAGAGCAAAAGCCCTATTCCATAAAGTTACCTAGTACAGAAGGCGCTCAGCCTTACATCGATAATGACTCCTACATCAGCTGGATCGCGTCCTAACGAAGAAGACTTTCTAAAAGCTTTTTTAGAGCAGCTCAAAGATCAGCGAGTACCTGGCCCTGGAGACGAAGCTTTGCGTGGTGAAGTTCGTAATGACATGATCGGTAAGATCCAAAGAGGAGTTGTGCAGGTCTGATATGGCTGACCGCAAGAAAGCTAAGAAGTTGGCTAAAGAGCACATGAAGTGCAATAAACCAAAACGAACTCCGGACCACGCGACTAAAAGTCATGTGGTTAAAGCTTGTAAAGACGGCGAAGAAAAGATTATACGTTTCGGTCAACAGGGTGTCAAAGGTGCTGGCAAGAATCCGAAGACAGCCAAGGAGAAAGCCAGAAAAGCGTCCTATTACGCTAGACACAATGCACAAGATTCCAAGCCAGACAAGATGTCAGCACGGTATTGGAGTCATAAAGTGAAGTGGTGATAAAGAAAGCCCGTGCCCGACAACACAGATGAACAAATATTTGACGTCAAGTTAAATGGAGCAGCGCTCAAAATAATCCTGGCTCTTCTCGACAAAGCATATAGAGATTGGCCTGGTGGCGATCCAGAGGAACAGCTAAATCTACAGAGAATGAGGACTGGGTTCTATAAAATTTATATGGAGTGCGTATTCAACATCAGTCCTGATTGATGATCATCGCTTTATCGACATTTTTAGCCCTAACAGGAGCTTCGTATTTTGTTGGCTATTTTCTTCTGAAGAAGAATTGGTTGCGCCAGAGCAAGTCGAAACGCAAGAGTCCTACGGGTCGCTACAAAAAACGCAGATATAGGCGGCGTAGTTGATTGCGTTGCTAGTTAATTCAGCGCTGGTAAGATGGTTCTAAGGTAAAGGCAAACCATGGATGCATTAGGGCTTCCTGTGGATGTTGAATTTCAAATCCACGCAGCGTCACTAGCGATTCAAGGCATGGACCGAGATGAGCTAGAAGAAGCATTTATTGAAATCCTCCACCAAAAAGCTCTCGATCGGCAGATGTTCTTGGGGATTCTCAAAGATCACGGTATCGATGCCGATATCACATTTAATCTTTCCACCCTGGGCCAACTTTCTTAAATACCATGGCAACTCGTACTGTTAAAGGCACTCTCGACACCTTCGAAGTCGACACTGGTTCCGATGTGACTTATGAGGGCTCTACTACAGCCAATAGTCGTGGCAGTAACATTCGCGGATTCAAAGTGAATCCCGGCAGCACTGGAGACATCACGGTCACAATCAACAAATCTACAGGTGTCAACTCCGTAGAAATCTTCCAAGAAGATAGCCACTCTGCCGGTAGCGCACCGACAGGATATAAGAAATTCTCCAACATTGCCAAAGCGGGCAAAGGCGGCGGTGCTGTCGGTTTGACTGTCACCAATGCAGCAAAAGATTACATTGTCCTTTTAAAGCTGGACGGTTATTCTGAGGTGAGCTACACCGCCACCGTTGAGGTCCCGTAAGAATAAAAAATCTGATTGGGACGAACATCCGTTCTTGACGGACGTCGGTATTGAGTTAATTAAAAAACATGGTCAGCCCCGTACCGCTATTGGTATGGGGCGTTTTGCTGCCTATAAAGATTTTGGTGAGTCGATGTGGCGTATCGGCTACGGCAGCCATATGGTTGGAAAGAGGCGTGTAGCCTTCAATGAGAAACTCACAAAATCCGAGATAGAAACTCAATTGATCGAGGACCTTAAAGAGTTTTCTAATCAAGTTTCTGAATACGTCTTTGTTCCCTTAAACGACAAACGAAAGGGTGCTCTTCTGAGTTTCGCCTGGAGCCTTGGCATCTGCGGATTCAAAAACTCTAAACTTCTTGAGCTCATCAACTCGCATGCAAGCAAGAACTCGATCATCAAGGAGTGGAGCCCGTATATAAACACTTATTGGTTGTCAGGTGGCGATCAAATGCGTGATCGCAGGAGAGCTGAGCTCGATACGTATTTTTCAGCCGACAAGGAAATCCCTACATTTGTAAAGCACAAATGTGCAACCAATGTTTGCCTGCTGAATTTGACGGAAAGCTACACTGGAGCACCAAGTCAAGTTAAAGCAGTTGAATACTTAGAGAAAAAAATTAAGAGTTGGGATCCCTCTGGCCAGGCTCTTCGACATTTTTATCGGCTTTGGAGCCAGTCACCAAGCGGTCAAGCGCAGGGATGACATCTGGATCACAGTTCTTGAGCATGTCTATCATGTCAAGAATCTGAAGCTCCTTACTGTAGTTATTTATGAATTCTTCGTACTCCATAGATTTACTTTTCGTTTTCTAATGCCATTTTAAGCAGGATCAGATAACCAATTAGATCCATCACTACATCTTCGTCATCCTCTACGAGCCCAACCCCTTTCATAATGCGATTGAGCTTATCGTCAATGCGGACAAGTATCTGCTCTACAGAGCTGCTTTTACTGAATACACGGATCGGCTCCAATGCTGAATTTCCGTAGCGTTGATTCTTAAAAAGAAGCAGCTCTTTGACGTCGTCACAAATGCTGCTAATTCTTTTTTGTGTATCGTTGAGTGTCATTAGAATAAAACGATGAACAACCAATTAAGACAAGGATACGACGTAGATCAAAGACGTGCAGGCATGTCTACCGCCTCTGACAATACTGCTGCGAAACAGTTTTTACGTCAATTTGCAGCGCTAAAGCGTGCAGACCGACCGGATGTTGAGCAGGAACGTAAGTCTGATGATCGGTTCTTTATGTTTGGTGAAGGAACATTTAAAAATCAGTTTAGGGCTAGGTAATTACCCTGCCGAGCGGACTGAAGACTCTTTCGAAATGGGCTACCTGGTCAAAACCAAACTCCAAGCGCGGTAAGTACACAAAGTAACCCCAGAAGATAGGATCCTTATAAACAAAATATTTACCTCCGTGTATCAGCTGTGCTCTGTCTTTTGGTATGCAAAGAGGATAATCCCATACTTCAGGACAAGTCCTGAGCAGTTCTGGATATGTCGTATAAAACAGCGCCTCAGGTACATTACGCAGTTTCCATTCTTTTAGTAGGCGTCGAAACCATATGACTGATGGATGCTTCGAGTTGATCCCGCTTCGGGTGCTCCACCGCCATGTGCCTCGTTTCTTACTGAACGAGCAACGCCCATATGTTGGCGGAAACAAATAGGTCTTACCTACCCAAGGTTCCTCAATGTTGAGACCGTCTTCTTCAAGCGTATAGATTTTTTTTGCCTGTAGATACTGTAGATTTGCATCATGCGTGGAGCATGGGTCTAGATCAATATCTCCCAGTAGATCGTGTATATACGGTAAGTAGTCTGCGGGAGTTAGCCAATCTTCAGAAATATGGTGGATTTTGCCGAGAATATTTCTCAGCGACTTCCAACTATTTTTCTTTTTGGTCACAAGGACAAGAAGCTACTACCGGTCGTATCGTGTTTGTAGTGAACGAGTGCCAACTCAGTCTCGTCCTGAATCAAGAATAATGATTCTTCATTCGGATTAATCTGTTC